ACACGTAGGTGTGATACTTCTGCTGGGTCCCCGGCCCCAGGGCGCCGCCGCTCATCATCATCGTTAGGGCACCCCAAATGGCGCCGGCCACCCGGGGCTTTGCGTAGGCTTGGAAGGTTCCCTTGCTCGGGTCATAGGTCTTGGAGGCTTCCACCAGGGCCAGGTTGCCGGCCGCTATTAGGTCCGGCAGCCATTGGCGATGAAGGTTCGCCTTCCGGGCGGCCTCGGTTGCCAGCACTACCGGCAGCCCCAGGTGGCGCCGCACCAGGGAATCCGGCGTCAGCGGCTCCTGCCGTGCTCGCCGAGTCTCACGCTTGGCCTCCTGTATGTAGGCCGTCAGGCTCTCCACCGCCGCCGCCCCCCTTACTCCACAAGCTCCTTGCACAGCAGCTGCAGCTCCCGGCGGGTGCCGTCCGGCTCCAGCACCGCCACAATCTCCAGCTCGCGCCGCGTGCAACACCCGCATGGACGGTGCCACACCAGGCAGGTAGCGCAGCCGAATCCGGGTGGTGACTTCGCTTTGCACCTGCTGCGCCGCCCAAAACTCCCGGCCGCTTATATCCTCCACCGCCGCCCATACCCGGGCGTAGGTGGTCCAGTCTTCCCGCATTTCCCCGGTCAAAGGGTCCTGCACCCAGCTTCTTGTGCTGAATCTCCACCGGGTGGCGGTACCGTCCTGCGCCCATCATGCCACCTCCGGGACGAAACACCCGGTCCTTCGCCAGCAGGTAGGTGACCCCCAGGGGCAGCTCCTGGGGCGTGCCCCGGTCCGAGAAGACGGCCTCCCGGTGCTCATACAGGTGGCCCACCAAGAGCAGGATGGCAGAACGAATGTTCTCCGGCACGTCCTGCGGGTCCTCCCCGTAGCCCGCTACGTAGGTCACAGTCACGCCGGCCACGGGGCGAAGGGATGTCAAGGGCCACCCCTTGTCAGGAGCAGGCACCAGCCGGGCCGGGGCTGCGGCCAGGTCTGCCACGTAGTCGGTGGCAGGAGGGTGTGCTGCTGGCCCGCGGCGTCGGTGTACTCCACCGAGAGCACCTGCTTCACCGGCGGGAAGGGCAGGTATATGGGGCCGCCAGCGGCCGGGAAGCGGTCCAGGTTCAGCCGCAAGGTGCGGGTGATGTAGGCCCGCCCCTGGTACAGCTCGGCGTCCTCGGTGCGGCCGCCAATCAGCCGGGAATCAGCTCGTCCTCCACGGTTCGCTGCTCTCCGGGAACTCCGAAGGGCAGCCGCAGGTGCAGCTTGGCCTCCTCCAGCGTCACCGGCAGGCCCGCGGCGGCTCCACGGTCTGAACGCTCAGCTCATGCCTTCACCCCCAGGAATAGGGGCAGGGGCGGGACGCTCCCGCAATTTTTTGCGTAAGCGTCCCGCTCCGCCGTCCGTGTTACGCCGGCTGCTGCAGGAAGCGCACCGCGTCCGGCAGGACAACCTTCCCGTCGGTGCGGACGATGGCCCGGAAGGCGGTCACGTCCTGCTCAAAGTAGCGGTCGGACGAACGCTGCACCTCAACACCCTGCCGGTCCACGATGTAGTAAGCCCGGCGCACGTCACCGAAAAGGATGGTCTTGGCGCCGGCCGCCAGCTCGGGCATGTGGCTTGTCAGGTACACCGGCCGGCCCAGCAGGGTGGTCGGCGCCGCCGCGGCCAGGCCCGCACCAGCAGGTACTGCCCGTTGTCGTCCTTCAAGCGCCGCAGGACGCTCATCACCGCCGGGTGCATGATCCAAACGGCGTTCGGCCGGTACTGCGGCGGCAGGGCGTCGTACAGCGCCAGGATGTCGTCGGCGGTGATTTCCTCTTCGCCGCTCGCGGGCACGGTCGGAATCCGGTTGTCCTCGGAGGATGCCGGCCGGCTGCCCGTTGCCGGTGCCGTTGAAGAAGGCCGCGTCCTCCCGCTCGCCCAGCTCCTCGCCGAACAGCTGCGCCAGCATCTGCTCCACGTTGACGCCAGAGTCAGCCAGCAGCTCGTTGGAAACCAGCGTCAGGGCCGCCAGCTTGTGCGGCGTGAACTCCACCTGGGCAAAGGTCGGGTCGCTCTGGAGCGATGGACTGAGCTCCGGCGTCCAGGCGGCGGTCACGGCGTTCTCCAGGGCGGGAACGTCACGCGGGCCGCCGCGATGGGGCCGACCACCCTGGCCACCTGGCGCATGACGCTGGTCTCCCGCAGCCAGCGAATCAGCTCGGCCTGGAAGCTATCGGGTGCCAGGAACCCTCCAGCGCCACCGTCGCCCACCTTCATGGCGCGGATGTCAAAGGGCCGGCCACGCAGGTAGTCCACAAAGGCCGCGCTCCGGGTCTCGGCCGCCGGCGTTGCCAGCCGCACGTCCACCCGGGGGACGGTGCGCTCCTCGGTCGCCGGCTGCTGCCGCTCCTCGGCGGCCGGCTGCTCCTGCCGCTCGTCCCGCTCCTCCTCCATGACAGCCGTCTGTGCGTTGCGAACCTCTTCGCTCATGCTCTCGCTCTCCTTTCCTCTCGTTGTTACGCTTGTGCCGGTGTAAGCCGGCAGGGACACGATGGACACTTCCCGCAGCTCCGCCTCCAGCACTTCGCGGACGCGGCCCACCTGCGGGTCATTGGCCCAGCGGTCTTCCGTCGCCACAAAGCCGATGGACATCTGCTTCAAGTCGCCCCGTCGCACCAGGGCCACCAGGTCCTGGGCAAAGCTGGTCTCCATGTTGGGGCCGAATCTCCACCCACAGGCCCACCTCGTCTTCCCGCAGCGTCAGGGTGCCGTTGCTCCGGCGGGCCAGCACCTTGGACAGCTCATGTCCCACCAGGGCCAGCACGTCGCGGCCGCTCGCCAGGTCCTTGGCAAAGGCGCCGGGCAGGAACCGCTCCCGGAAGGGCAGCGGCTCGGATACCTCGCCCCACCGGACGGCGTAGCCCACCAGGACGGGCTGCTCGCCTTCTTGCCTCAGCTCGGCCGCAAAGGGCCAGCTGCGGGTTTCCAGCTCTTTGCCCACGCTATCACCTCCTGGGCAGGTTCTCGCGCTCCCGGGCCTCGTCCGGACCCATGAAAGCCGGCCTGGATAGCGGTCTTGTAAGCCTCGTACCGGGTCCGGGTGTCGGCCCGCAGCAGGCCGTCCACCAGGAACTCGGCGTAGTACCGGCGCCGCTCCTGGGCCGTGAACAGCCGCCGGGTGAAAGCCTCCTCGAACCGGGTCAAAAGCGGCTGCAAGGCTGAACGTCAGGAACTCCAGGCTTTGCGTCTCCACGTTGGCATAGGCGCCTCGCACGGACGGGTCCAGCAGGTGCGGAGGAATCCGCATGGCCGCCGCCAGCAGCCGCATGGCGAACTGCCGGGCCTCAATCAGCTGGGCGTCCTTGGCCGTGTTGCTAATGGGCTTGTACTCCATGCCGCCTTCCAAGACGGCCGTCCCGCCCCGGTTGCGGCCCCCGTGGGCGGCCCGCCAGCTCTCCCGCAGCCGCTGGGCCGCTTCGGGAGACAGCTGCCCCGGGTGCACCAGCACACCGGACGGCTGCGCCCCGTTGGCGAAGTACAAGGCAGCGTGTTCCTCGGCCGCCAGGGCCGCGCCGATGGCCTCCCGGGCCAGCGTAACGGGGGACTGTCCCCGCACGCCGTCCGGGGCCAGAATCGGGACATGCACGATGTCTTCCGGCGGGTACTGCTCGACGCCGCCCGGGCTGCTCACCTTGTACGTGAAAACGCCGTCCTGGTCGTCCAGGTGAACCCTGGTCGGGTGCAGCGGCCACAGGGCCACCGGCCGCCCGCCGCTCCGCACTACCAGGGCGTAAGCGTTGCCGTAAAGCAGCAAGGTGCAGGACCAGCGTCTCTTTGAACGTGAACGGCGTCATCGCGTCGTTGGGGGCCTCGTGCAGCAGCTGGTACACCGGGTGCTCGGTGGCCCGCCGGCGCCCGGCGTCGGTCCGCTCATACACCACCAGGGGCAGGCTAGCCGTCAGCTCCGCCAGCAGCCGCACCGCGCCCAGGATGGCCGGATGCCCAGGGCCGTTTCCGGCGTAACGATGGTGCCGGCGGCGGTCTGTGTGCCGAACAGCACTCGCCAGCCGTCCGGGTCCCGAAGTGTCATGGCCCGCCGCTCAAAGGGCCGTTTCAGCCAGTCAAGAACGCTCATACCACCAGCAGCCCCCGTTCTTCGTAAGGACTCACCCGCTGCGTCCGCAGCATGGCCCGGGACAGGGCCAGCACCAAGGCGACCATGCCGTCAATCCGCTGCCGGCTCTTGGCCTTGGAAGGCTTCAGGTTGCCGGCGGCGTCCTGCTCCACGGCCAGGTTGTCGGCGTTCCAATTGAGCACCGGGTTATTCCCGTGCACCAGGCGCCCCGTCAGCACCAGCTCTTCCAGGTGCTTCATGGGGGCGGACAGGCTCGCGTAGCCCATGCCGACAGGCACCACCCGGGCGCCGTCCTCCTGCAGCCGCTGAATCAGATAGCTGGCATTCCAGCGGTCATAGGCCAGCTCGAC